TGGGTGGTAAAAATCCATTTGTATTGAAAGTTGTACCAAGTGATACTACACCAACATCTGGTGATTCGTTGTCCGAAGTTATGGCTAAGATGTTAAACTTTTTCCAAATCAAAGCGGAGAAAGACAAACAAGAAAAACAACTAGAAAACAATTTCAAAAATCAACAAGAAGATGCAGAAGAAAAACGCCATAAGGAAATGATTAAGTCGTTAAAGGCTGCATTTGGTGCTGCTAATGATGACAAAAAGAAAGATGAAGAAGGCGGTGCAGGTTGGTTAGCATCAGCATTACTTTTTATGAAAGTTGGTTTCAAAAAGGTTGGTGAATTGATTCTACAAATGTTCAAAACTCTTTGGAAAGTAACCAGAGCAGTATTTGAAAAGATAGGAAAAATATTCAGTAAAGTATATGAGTCATTAAAGAAATTTGCAGCAAAACTTTGGGATGGATTAAAATCTTTAGGAAAAAGAATTGGTCAATTACTTGAAGATGGTTTCAAATTCTTGAAAGAAACATTTAGTAAGGTAGCTAGTTGGTTGAAAGAATTACCAGAAAAACTTGGTAAATGGTTTGATAAGTCTATTGAATGGGCAGAAAAGGGTCTAAAAAACCTATATGAAAAATTTGTAAAACCTGCTAGTGAAATTTTAGAAAAGATTATTGAACGTATTCAAAAGTTCATTGAACCTGCAATCAATGTTGTGAAGAAGGCTATTGAAAGTGTTAAAGGTCTTTTTGGCAAAGGCGTTTCTGCTCTTAAAGGTGCCGCAAGTGGCGGTGCTGAAGCAGCAGCTGGTACTGCAAGTAAAGCTATAAAAGGTGCAAAAGGTGTTTTGAGTTTTATGTCAAAAGTTCCTGTTGTCGGTACCTTATTTACTGTTGGCGTTGCTGGGTATCAAATTAGACAAGCAATGGAAGAAAACGCAAGTGGAAAAATCAATGATACCGAATTGAAAAAACGTGTTGCAGGTATTGTTGGTGAAGCCGCCGGCGGTGCTGGTGGTGCAGCTATTGGTGCAGCTATTGGTTCTGTTATTCCTGTTGCAGGAACTCTCGTTGGCGGTATTGCTGGTGGTGTTCTTGGTAGTTATGGTGGTCAGATTTTAGGTGAAAAATTATTCGATTATATGTCTGGTCAAACTGATCCGGATAGTGTAAAACCAAAACCACAAACTGCTTCTCCAGTAAGTAATACGCCTGCAACTGCATCTTCATCTGCAACAAGTTCTGCGAGTTCACCAGCACCTGCTACAAAGAGTGGTGGTGCATCATCCGCACCTGTTTCATCATCCGCACCTGTTACATCATCTAGTCCTGCGAGTTCTATTTCACCTAGTCAATCTTCGGCAAGTGTTACTCCTATGACAAAGAGTGACACAAAATCTGAGCAAATGGTTAAAGCAACTGATGAGAATAAAAAATTGGAATTGGAACAGACTATGGGACCAACTATGCAGAGTTCTGCTAAACCTGTTGTCATTAACAACAACAGTACAAAAGGAATTAATGCTAAGAAAGCACAACCAAAAAGAATTCCTGATGTTAGACCAGAAGATCCATCATTCGCTAGAGGAATGAATGATTCTATGGGCAGACAATTTGCATAAAAAACCCCGCACTAGGCGGGGTCTCAATTCATGTAATCATAGATTCATGAATTAATCTTCTTCAGCTAGACGACTGAAATATTCCATGTCATCATCTTCTGTTGTTGTTACTTCTGGAACTTCAACTTTCTTAGCTTTAGGTGCAGGTGCTTCTTCTGCCACAGTTTTCTTAACAGGTGCAGATACTTCACCAGACAAACCAAGAACTTTGTCCAAACGAGTTTTCAATTGGTCATAATTCTTGAATTCTTTATCAGAAAGCAAATCTTGTAAAGAATATTGTGCTTTCCAAATCTTTTCCAATTCAGAATCATCATCACTCAATACACTTGGTGATTCAAACTCAGACTTGTCATAGTTTTGGTAACCGTCAACTTTACGGATTTTCAACTTAAAGTTAGCACCTTTCCACATATCAAATGGATTGATTGCTTGTTCATCTTCAAATTGTGGGTTCATTGCTTCAGTAATCTTATCAAAGATTTTCTTACCGAACTTGAACAACTTCACTTTACCTTCATTCTCTGGATGTTTTGGATCAGAAACAATATAAACGTTAGCAACATAGTTCAACTTACGTTTTTGTTTACGAACCACATCTTTGTTAGCTTCGATGCCTGAATTCCATAATGTAGAGTTGTGTTCACACACAGGGCATTGTTGATTCTTAGTAGTCAAACAGTTGTCGATCAACCAACCACCAGGACCTTGGAAACCGTGAGAGAAGATTTTAACCCAAGGGAGAGCATCGTCACCATCTTGAGCACTAGCAGGAAGAAAACGGAATGTAGCCATACCATTACCTGCTTTATCGACTTCTGGACGCCAGTATTTGTCGTCATCAGAACCACCTTCGGAACCTGCGTTGAGTGCTTCAATTGCCTTAGCAAGTTTGTCGAGATTGCCAGTCTTTGACTGGGATTTAAGTTTTGCAAAATCTACCATGATGTACCTTTCGTATGTACGGAGTATTAAACGGAATATAAAAACGACTTATCCACATGATTCATAATATAAAGGTATTTAGTCAACTTTTAGTAGAATTTTCATTCAAAAGTTGTTTACCTTCGGCAGATTTATGTTCTGCCAATTTGACTTGATATTGCTCATTAGTCAAAGCATGCCAACCACGGCAGTAACCGTCTGGAGAACGGCCACAACCACATGTTGGTTTTCCTACTTGTTCGGTTGATGGTGTCATAAATCCTCACACATACATTTTTAGAATTGAAATGGTGGTCAACCAGTCTTTGTGCCAAATACCGATTCCACCTGCGTTATTCCAATCATCAATCACACTCTTTGTGTCGTCAATGATAATAGAATTTGGTGTTGCGTACTTGTACTTGTGTTTCTTTCCAGGTACGAAAATTGGATTGAACGTGATACCCTTAGATTGTAACCAAACCATTTTCTGTTTGGAGATTACATCGTAAGTTTCTTCACGTGCTGTTGAAGATAGAATTTGTGTTGGTGCAGAAGCCTTACGTAGAAACTCAATACCAATCATTGCATCAGGCATCAAATCGAGTGTTGCGAATTGATTTGTATCAATAAACTCTTGGAAGAAGTGGTAGAATTGTTGTTTCTTTTCTGCTTCACGTGGTTCCATGTGATACATTTCTTTATATCGCTTTGTGAAGTCAGCAATCACACCATCCATGTCCAAATAGATACATTCGATTTTAGGTTTCTGCATGTTCTTTATACGCTTCTCTTAATACAGTTTTTAACTTGTTTTTATCAAATACAATGAATGGTTTGTATTTTAAAATCTTTCTGTGCCAGTATGGCCAAATCACATCATCATTAATTTTTTTATTCCACATCGGAAGAAAATCCATAATGTCGTTCATTATACATACAGTTTCAATTGTAATTTCATTATGCATGAGTTCGACCAACAATCTAGGGTGATGGTCATCAACAACACAAATCAAATCTTTTGCAGAATATTTGTTGAAAAGATGTATTATATCTTGTTCAAATCTGTATGTCAAGGCTTGATTCGTTTTCTGCCACTCTTTATAAACTTTCTCACCATCTGGACCAGTTAATTCACCTACCCACGGTACATCACCATGGACAAAATTGGCAACATAGAAGTCTCTAAGATCCAACAAACTGTACTTGCGAGATAAACGATAGAATTGGAATTTATCTTTTCTTGTAGAGAAAGTTTGTTTGGATACGTTAGTTTTTCCATTATATTTGAAGTAGTCATAACTATCACTTGTGAAATGTAACTTTAAAGCATTCCACATAGCGAACGCTGCAAAGCCGGAATTTTCAATCATATTGGCAACTTGGAAGTTTTCCGTAACATATTATTATTTTGTGCTTCTTCTTTAATCTTTGCCTTTAATGCAGGCGAGATTAGAGTAGAAGCAACTTCAATTTCTAGACCAGTATCAGAGCAATGTTTTAATATTGCTTCCATATAACCACAATCTAGGTCATAATCAATATCTTCAATCAACTGACTGAATTGTTTGATTTCATCTTTTGTAGGCATTCGTTCAAACTCTCCATAAAATTCTCAATTTCATCTTGTTCCATGATTATACACTGAGAAGTCGTTGGAGGCAAGCCCTTTATCGGTACACTTCTAGCCTCTTTTCGTGATACAATTACCATGGAATCGGCAAAGGGTTTAATTTCATATTCTATGTTCATTGTAAAATATATGGTTTCCAATTTGAGTTATACGGCGTAAGTGCCAACCTGGATTCACCTGATTATTGTGATAGAACAAAGCATTTTGTTGTGCAAGTGCCGTATGGACGACAGGTTGTGTTAGTGCTTTGCGTGCCACAAATACAGATTCTTCCCATTCATATTTATTCTTATTGGATAGATTTGGCATACAGTACCATGAGAACTGACATATGCCATTAATCTTTTGTTTTACAACGCCACAGATTGAATCCGCAAACTTTCCTGAGTTTACACGATTCATTGTAACTTGTGCTACTGCTAATTTTCCTTCATAGGATTCTTTAGCAGCTTCATAGTAGATATTATCTGCAAGACATGAAACTTCCTTGTTGAAAGTATCACCTACTTCTCTTGCAATTGATGCCTGAGCATTAGAGTAAGCTTGTGGCACATATGAACTAACTGCTACTATCGAAAACAATACTGCCATTACAGCTGTAATATGCTTCTTTAATTGCATCTTAACTCCTGTTAGTTAAGCGGACGTAACCGCTAACCCCATCAAGATTTCTTAGTTACTTTAACCGTAGGTTCAGTAGTAACCTGAGACACAAAGCCATTAAGTGCTTGTGCCTTAGAGATAATCTCTGCTTCAGATGGGAATGATGGAAATTCTGGCTGATTGGGTAATGCTTGACCTTGAACTCTTGCGTTCTCGGTTGATACCTGCCAGTTATTGTGAATGACTTCACGTTTTGAATGATACTCTTGTTCTAGCATATCTTTTGCTAGTTTTAATAGTTCCAAGCGTATCTCGAATGGGCTTAAATTTGCCATAGTTTATCTCCTGTGTTGTGTGTGTAAATGAGGTTTTGTCGTGGTTGCCTCACCACGAACCGATTACGGTCATCTTTTATTTAGTAGATTAGAAACCTACTTTAACTCCAGCGGTAACGATATTACCATCGAACTGGTTAACTCGGCCTTGTCCGAATTGTTTGTCAAGCGCCACTGTAAGGCTAACTTTATT